GTCCTTTCTGCGGGCGGCTGGTCAGTTTGTCCCAGACCAGCGTTCCGCGCCATTGCCAGCCCGCCCATTGCACCGCATCCGTGAGGAGCGGGATCTGTCTCCAGTCACAAAACACGACCAGAACAGCGCCGTCGTGACACTGAACGCGCGCCAACGCGAGAACGTCCGCCATCATGTGCAGCCAGCTCCGTGAATCCATCTGGTCGCCCATGAAATCCGGAAACGGACAGGCTTTCTTGGTCGCCGTGTACTTCTGAGACGTGCTGGCGCTCCGTTCGGATAGCGTCGCGCCGCCGCTGGCATACGGCGGGTCTGTAATCACTGCGTCAAATTGCGCCCCATTATAATTAGAAAGAAACGTCCGGCAATCGCCGTTGTAAAGCTCAATCATGGAAGTGCCTCTCATTCTCCGAAAAAAATTTTTCGGGTCATACAGTTCCTTACATTTCCATATAGCATCGCTTCTTGCGCCAAAATCCGTATGGATGATATAATGATTTTGCGCATAATCAGACTAAAAAGGGGAGCTGACACCGCACTTCCAACTGCGTCGCTCCCTCGCGGCGCGCTTTCTGTCCGAAGAAGCACGCCGCAGGCGCTCTGCTATGCACACGGGAGACGGTTTTCCGCCTCCCTTTTCTTATACCTGCGTCTTAGTCGTTGCCCGTGGCTTTGCAGCAATACTCCGCGCTGACCCAACCGGTATATCCCTTGTAGGTCGTCTTGAACCAGCCTGCCTGCTCCTCAAGCACGGTAATCACCGCACCGTCCGGCAGCATCTGCATGTATTCGCCGCGAATATCGGGCTTTTTCCGCATCCGCAGCCCCTTCTGCGCGCAGACGATGTATTCCGTCCCCGCCTGAATGTCTGCTGTCGTGTCCTCGTCGGCTTCTCTCCCGACATTGATGTTGCGATGCACGCCCAGCCCGTTCCAGCCGTCCTTGGCGGTCAGCTCGGTTTCCACCACGCACCCCCGGCTCTTACTGCTGTGGAGCACCGTACCGCACTCCGTCACCAACCCAGTGTGGTTCACATCGCCTGTGCCTACGCCCATGAACGCCAGCATGCCCGGCTTTGCGCCGGAAATACCTTCCTGCTTCCACGTCAAATCCCGATATTTGGCGCTCTTGCTGTCGCTGTTCCAGAGGTCGTTCGTGCCCGCCGTCGTGTATTTTTTGTCGCCGCCCGGCGCTGTGCGGATGACCTTCTTGATGAGGTTGATGCAGTCCAGCTCGCTGTAAGGCGTTCCGATCAGCGCCCGCGCCGTGCGGATGGCCTCGCTTGTTTTAATCATTGGCTTTTCCTCCTTTAGGTTGTAGTCATAGACGCAACCGCGTCCTCAAGATTTTTGATCACGATGTTTACGTCTCTTTGATAGTCCAGTTTCAACCCCGCACCGTCTGCGGCTTGCACCACGGTGTCGGGCGCATAAGCGGTGAGGGCTTTGTCAGCCCATGTTCAGCGCTTCGCGGATGGCTTCCAGGTCGTCGGTCGTCAGTGCGGGATAATCCGCCGCGATATCTTCAAAGTTTTCACCGTTCCTGATTCGGATGCGGAAAGCCCGCACCATGATTTTCATTTTCAGCGTGTTCAAGGTCTTCATAAGTTTTAACCTCCAATCAAATCAGCCATCATCAAAATCAGATCGTCGTTTGCAGATTCCAGCGCGTCCGTGCGCTGCTCCACGTTGTTCACGCGCTCCTCAGTCGTCAACGGCGGCGCGGGCAATGCGTCAAAGTCCGCGTCCATCTCGGCCTGTGTCCGCTGCACAACCAGCCCGTCCACGAGCTTGTAGCGGTACACGCCGCGCTCATCCGTGAGCGGCTTGAGCAGATAGTTGTTCTGCGCGTGCCGGTATCGGTCGCCCTCGCCCTCGTCAATCTGTGTCCAGCCGTAGCCGTCTCGGTCGTCGTTCCCTGCGCGCTGCCCAGCGTGTAGTAAAACTTCCAGCCGCCCGTTACGGTCGGCGCAATCCGCATCGTCTGCAAGGGGATAAAAGCGTAAGCCACGCCATTCGCGGCGTACCCGGCGAACGTTTCGTTGTTGGCCTTGATCTTGCGATAGTATCTCAGGCATTCGGCCAGTTCCGCCGCGTATCCCTTCGGCACATACGGCGGCAGGGTCTCCGTCGTGTATTCGCCCTCGTAGATCGCCGCCCAACGGACGACCGCCGCCGTGCCGGTGCTGCCTGTGTCCGGCGAAATGTACACGTTCACCACTTCGTCCCCGGTCAGGCCATCCGGCTTTGTCAGCTTCAGCACCAGCGTACGCTCCGCCGCGTCGCCCTGAAAATACGCCGTGCCAAAATTCGTCGTGCCGCTGCCGATATAGACAAACAGTCGGCACGCCACCTGGAAAACGCCGCGTACCGCAAACGTCATCACGTCGGCAAACCGTTTCGCCTCGATCCGCTGCTGAATGCCCGCCGTCCAGTTCGTCTTGTCCGACACGATTTTCAGCCCGTCCGCCGCCTGTGAAACCGTCGCGCCGCTCGTCCGCATCCAGCGATCCACAGCATACCCGGTCGCGCCGTGCGCCCCGTTCACGCCCGCCTGCGCAACCGGGTGGACAAAATCGCTGTTGTCCAGCAGGTTGTACATATGCACATTCTTATCCAATGCGCCCAAATCCGCTGCTGTCAGCGTCACTTTCCCCGCCGCGTCCGGCGCTTTGCCGTTGATCGTCAGGTTCCCAAGGCTGCCCGTGTCGCCGCGCGGAATCGTAAATTCCACCATCGGGTTTTCCGCTGTGCCGCTCTGCTCCACCCTCGCATCCGTTCCCGGTTCGCCCGTCACGACGCTCAGCTTGATCTTGGGCGTTGCCCCGGTATCGCCCTTCTTCCCCTGCGGAATGCCCAGTTCCAGCTCGTAGTGATCCCCCGCTTTGACCAGATTCGCCGTCGGCGTTTCGTCTGCGCTCAAACTCGCAGCGGTCGCTGTCATACCGTCGATTCGGTCAGCGGCATTTTGCGCATTTGTCGCTGCCCTTCCGGCCAACGTCGCAGCATTCTGTGCCGTCCTCGCCTGCGTATTGGCTGCTTTGGCCGCCACGTCCGCCGCGCTCGCAGCGGAAATGGCCTTTCCGGCAGCCGTGTTCGCCGCGCCTGCCGCCGCCTTGCAAGCGTCAAACTGCGCCAAAAGCTCGGCAAGCGACGGAATCACATTCCCCTCGTCGATAATCGTGTCCGTGCTGTCCTCCATCACCCGCATCACGCAGCCATAAAGCGGGATTTGCGTTTGCCCGTCCTTATCCATCAGCGACAGGATAATCGACACGTCGCCCCGCTCTGCGTAACCGATCTTCGGCAGCGTCACAGATACCACGTTGGCCTGCACCCTGCCCACCTGCTTTTGCAGGCTTGCGCGTCCCGGCAGGATCATGCTCAGCCACGGCTGCATCCCGGTCAGATCGGCGGGCTTGTCGCCGTCCAGAACCACGATCACAAAATCGTGCGCCTGACGGCTCGAAAGCGTCGCCAGCGCCCTCAGCCGTTCCACCGGCGGCGAATCCTCCTGCAAATTCACCGTGCGGCGAATTTTCCATCCGTCCATGTCTTCCTCCTAATACTGTCTGCCGGTCTGACAGGAAATGAACACCTGCGCGCTCCAGCTTGCGCGGATATGCGCCAGTCCCTGCTCATTGCCGCTTTTTCCCTTAGGCCGAACCGCAAATGTATGAAATGTTCCGCGTCTGATTTTTCCGTCGCCGTCTGCCGAAAGATACGGCGCAATGTCGCCTACGCCGCCCGTAAAAGCGTCCGTCGGCAGCTCCTTTCCGTCTACTTCGACAACGTATTCCTCCGCCGTCGGGCCGGAGTACATGCCGTATTCAATCCCGTGTACGTGTTCGGGCACATTGACCTCATGCGTGTGCGCCGGAATGCTGACCGTGTGCCTGTGTGCATCCAGATACAACACCTGAGACGGCACCATCAGGCTGATGTTCATCTGGTGATAATGCTGAAACTCATGCCGGTGCGTCATGTCGTGCGTATGGTTGCCGAGGCTGTGCGTATGGGGATCAATCGTATGCCAGTGCGTCATCGCATGCGAATGGCCGCCGAGGCTGTGCGTGTGTCCGTCAACGCTGTGCCAATGGCTCATTCCGTGGCTGTGCTCGCCCGTGCTGGTCGTGCCGCCCGCCCCGTTGTAACTTGTGTAGCCCGTTTTGCCGACCGATACGCCGTCAAAGGTATGTCGATGGGTATTATTAGATCCGTGCGAATGTTGCCCGGCGTCCCCCGTCTCGGTCATTGCGCCGTCTTCGTTCCGGCTGATTCCGGTGTTGCCGCCGCCTCCTTCGCCCGTGCTGCCCTCAGCCGCTTCCGTTTTCAGTTTCGGCCCGTTTTCGTCGCGGCTGATTCCCGTATCGCATCCGCCGCCCGATCCCGTTTCTCCGCTGGCCGCTCCGGTGTCCGACATGTTGTCGCCGTCAAAATTTTTCGCAAAACCCGTGTTGGCGTTGACGGCCTGTTCCTGCATCGGCATGCCCGTCATCTTGACCTCGGACACCGTGCGCTTTTCGACGGTCAGCGTCGCTCCGCCGCCCGCCTCGCTGGTCTGTGTGCCGCCTCCGCTGGCCCGCGTCGTCGTTACCGTTCCGCCGCCGCCCTTCGCGCCCTTGCTGTCTGCCCGGAAAGCGGACAGCGTGACCTTCAGCATGATGGCGTTGATATGCACCATATCGTCCGGAATGTAGATATCCCCCTCGGCAGGCGTGTCCTTGTCGGCGTTCTGCTCGATGCCGCCAGAATAAAACGTCGTGCTGCCCTGCCCGTAAAGCTGCTCGATGCGCGACGTTCTTTGAAGCTGGGCGATGACAGAAGCCACGTCCGCGCTGCGGTTGGCGATGGTCAGCTTCGCGTTCCAAGGCTCCGTGATGGGCTTGGGATAGTGGATCTCCCGCACCCGCGCCCGAATCGTCAGCCCGTAGTCGCGATAGATAATCCGCGCCATGCGTCCTGTATAGAAAGCATCCAGCGGCTCTCCCGTAAGGATAGATATATCTTTACAAGTCACTCCGTAACTAACATGGGGATTGCAGCACAGCTCAAGCGCCGCGCGTCCCTGCGCCAGCAGCGTCGCCGCGTCGGTGATGGTCGTATCCACATATGGCTTGCTGACCACGCCCCAGAGTGCCTGCGTCGGGCTGTCGATGTATGCCGTGCCGCCGTTGACGCTCTTGATGTTCAGCTGGTTCACGCCCTCGCCATAGCCCAGCGGATAAAGGCGCGTCGCAAAGTCCGTGTCGAGGACCTCCTCGCTGATCTCCTCCACGTTTCGGCTGTACCGCAGCTCCGTCGCGTCGGTATCGTCCGCCCGCACGACGTTCAGCGTCCACGGGTAGCTCGATGTGTCCGTCGTCATCAGTGCATCTGGGATCGGCTCAATCAGCTTGAGCAGCGCCGAAAGCAGTCCTTCGCTCGCAAAGCTGTACTCGTAGAGCGTCGCAAAGTCGCAGCGCCCCAGCTTCCAGCGCGCTGTCTGCTGGCACGCCAGCACCTGCCGGATACAGCTTTCCAATGGCTGCCCGTTGCCGCCGATCTGCATGTAGGTCGGCGTGATATCGTCCGAAAGCGTGCAAAGCACCTGATCGCATTTGAGCTTCTTCGTGCCTGCCCTGCCGTATACGCCCTTGGGAATCTCCGTCACGCGGAACAGGTCAATTCGTTTGCCTGCCGCGTCGAAGATTTCCACGAACTGACGATAGCCGAACGAGCCGATATCTTTCGTCGGCACGGTCACGGTCACGCAGGAAAGCGGCGTGTCCTTGAGCTTCAGGTCGGTGATCTCCGCCGTCCGCAGTTCGCCCGTGCATCTCAGATTCAGGTCATAGATTTTTGGGTATCTCATAGATATCTGCCCCTTGCCGTCAGCTCGACGCTGCACGCCTTTTCCGTCTTGACTGTTACCGCGTTCTTCCCCGGCGACAGCAGCAGGTCGTCGTCGCTGTCCGTCGTCCGCATCGCCATCGCCGAGCGCGTGCCGCCGTCCACGCCCTCAATTTCAAGCAGCAGGATATCCTCCTGCGCATACCGCGCGACCAGCGTTTCGCCCGCCGTCATCCCCAGCCCCGTGAAGTCAAACCGGCAGGTCGGCGTTTCCACCGTCGCCGTGTTCATCGTGCCGGATGCACATGTGACACGGAACGCGAGCATGGTTTCGGCGTTCCCTTGAACGCCGAGCGCCGCGCTTTTTGCCGCGTTGGCGCTCGTCTGAACCGTCACGCCGTCCTCGCTGACGGCGTAGGCGAACGGCTGGCAGGTGAACGCGATTGCCGCCTCACCGCTTGCCCAGTCGTCGTCCATCAGCGCTGCTTCGTCGCTGACCTCTGCGATAAAATACCGATCCGGCAGCGCGTCCAGAATGAGCTTGCCGCGTCCGTCCGTCCCGCAGAGCCATGCCGTCACGTCGCTCGCGCGCCGGAGCAGCTCGTCGGTCGGGATGGGCGTATCGTCGCCCGATGTATTCAGGAAATAGAGTTTGCCCTTGAGCCGCTTGGGGCTGAACGTCCGCCCCTTCCAGCGCAGCGTGCCGTGCCGCCCGCCGACGCTTGTCTGCGGAATGCTCTGCACTGGAATGAACGGATAGGCGGACGGCAGAAACGTCACATCAAAATCGTCGCAGTGTTTCCCGTTGAAGGAAAACAGCGGACTTTCTCCCTGTGCAATCACAACCCCCTCAGCTCCTCTCTGACCCGTTCGCCCAGCTCGGAAATGATCTCCTGTTTCTCCTGTTCGCTCCTGACGTGCCAGTCGCCCGTCACGTTGATAGTCACCGTCACAGCTCGCCCGCCGCCTCCGCCCGGATTCCACGGCGCATCCGACCAGCCGGTATCCACGCCGGAAAGCGCGCCCGTCATGGTATCCACCATGCTCGCGCGCACTTCTTCCAGCGGTCCCAGCGCGTCGTCCTCGTGGCTGAGTACGCCCTCGCCGATACCGCCCGGAATCCATGCGCCGACCTCATCGGCAAACACGCCGGAGGGCGAATGGATGCGCAGCGCGTTCTTCGTCCGGCTGACCGCCGTGCGCGCCATCTGCACCATCTGGCTGTACAGCTCGCCCGACGTGCTTCGCACGCCCGCAGTGATGCCGCGCACCATGTTCACGCCGATGTCATAACCTTGGGTATACGACAGCACCGCGCCCGCCTTGGCGGCTGCATCGCCCGCCGTCGTCTGCATCTGCACGTTCAGGATGGGACCCGCCACGGCGACCGCCGAGCAGATACCGCCGACAAAGCTGTTGGCGATGGTCTTGCCCGCGTCCGCCGTCAGGGTATCGGTCGCTGTCGTCACCGCATTATCGCCGAGCGTCTGCACGCCCAGCGTCAGAATCGGGTTTTGATTGGCGATTCCCGTCACCATGCCGCCGACCCACGTTTCCGTAATGGTCGTGCCGCTCTCCGCCGTCAGTGTCTGCGCCGCTGCCGTCATCGCCGAGCTTGCCGCATTGGTCGCCGCCGTCGTGACCGCCGCGCTGCCCTCGGCGATGCCGTTTTCCATGCCGGTCGTCAGATTGCCGCCGCTGGTCTTGGCATCGCCCTTCGCCTTTTCCTCGTCGCCGCCGCCAAACCAGCCGGTGATGGTATCCCAAATACCGCTTCCGAGCTTTGCCAATCCGTCTATCGCGCCGCTGATGCCGCTGGAAATCGTGCTGCCGACGCCGCCCCAGTCAATGCCGGAGATTGCCGTTTTTGCAGCTTCAAAGCCGGAGGACAGCCACGCGCCCGCCGTATCCAGCACAGTTTCAACGCCGCCCTTGATGGCGGTTCCGACCTCATTCCATGGAATCTCTGCTACATAGGTCTTGGCTGCATCGAATCCGGCTGACAGCCAACTGCCCGCCGTGTCCAGCACCGTTCCAACGCCCGTCTGGATGGCTGTTCCGACCTCGTCCCATGACAGCCCTTCGGCGGCACTCTTGCCGAATCCGAACAGGCTCGAAAGCCAGCTGCCCGCCGCGTCGATCACGCCGGTCACGCCATTCCAAATCGCCGTGCCGATGGCGCTCCAGTCCACATTGGCAATCGCCGAATCCTTACCCAGCCCGAACAGCCCGGACAGGAAACTGCCCGCCATATCCAGCACGCTGGTCACGCCGTTCCATATCGCCGTGCCGATATCCGCCCAGCTGATTTCGCCCGCCGCCGTCTTGCCCGCTTCAAACAGGCTTTTCAGCCAGCCGCCTGCGGTATCCAGAATCGTCTGGATGCCGTCGTGGATGGATGTACCCAGCTCGAACCAGTTCACGCCCTTCGCCGCCGTCAAGCCTGCCGTGAAGATGTTCTTGAGC